AGATTTCTCCTACTTGGATTACGTTTCTGATGTGAAACCAAATTCCGTGAATAGGGTAGATAGTTTGCCATAATTCACCTTTCATTTCGCACCTCTCTTTCTATCGGCTGTCTTAAAGAACTACTTACTTAATAATATATTTATAAGACCCGTTATTAAAGCTCCAACAGAAGCTCCTGCAATTAACCAGTAGTTTTTCTTTAACCAAGCCAAATCAGTTTTGACTTTAGCCATATCTGTCTGGATTTCTCCCATCTCGTGGTTAATAGTAGCGATATGGCCTTCTACTGCACTTATTCTTCTGTCTTGCTCTTCATTCTTAATTCTGTTTCCGTTGTTATTTTCCATTGGTTTTATTTTATTTAATTTATTATTTGACCTTTAATATCTGATTATTAAACTTGTTTCCAATAACCAGTAACCCTAAATGTTGTATGAATATCAATACTTCCATATGCTTCAACTTTTTGACTTGGATCACCTTCAACCAAAAAAGTAACTTTTGCATCAGTTTTTGGAAGCCATCTACTTACACCCGACCCATATTTTCTTAAACCAGCATTGAAACTACTACTTAAAGTAACGAAACATTCAATAACTTTTGCAGTAGCTGGAACCACTGAACTTACATCTATTTCTTGCCAACCACTAGTATCACCAGCAGAAAACTCACCACTTTGAGAAATAGCAATATATTCTAATCTTCTATAATTATCAACATAAGCTTTTCTTGCTAACTGATTATCAGTAGTAGGATCAGATGCAGGTCCTACAGGAATAGAACTAAATGTTTTAATTCCAGCTATCGTTTGGTTTCCAGTATTTAATACAGCTTCATCATATCTAACAAGTTCACCTGAAGCAGAAGCAGCTACAGAAGATTTCGGAGCAGAAGAAAATGTTTTAACGCCAGCGATTGTTTCATCCCCGGTTGTTGCTACTCTTGAGGCAAAGCTATCATTTAATTGAGCAGCTGTTAATTCTTCTCCAGCTACAAATGTATGTAATGCCATAATTAAGGAACAAAAACCACTTTATAATCAATTGTAAGTGATTCTGTATTTGATTTAGTTATTGGCAACTCTGCTGTATCAGGAGTTGCTATTCTTGACCACAGTTGACCAGTATCTGCAGAAGAAGAACCGTCAATGAAGTGACCAACTTCTTCAAAAGTTCCATCAATTTCAGTGGCAGTAAAAAATGTTGAAACATAAGCAACATTATTCTCGTAAGTTTTTGAACTAACTTCTTTACGATATAATTCGTTTCCAAGCGTAGTGTTTCCAGCGGTAGCTGTTGCTGTTGTATTCCCTAAAGCGCAATAGTTTATTTCTCCCGAATAATCAGTATTCCCTGCTAACAATCTTGCCAAAACATTCCTTCCAGCTGAAACTACCATATTTTTAAAAGAATAACTACGAACTCCAAAACTTTTATGCAGTTGATCTCTTAATTTAATATAAAGATCCCAATCATATTTATTATCAATCGCATCTACAATTCTTTTTTGTAGTTCTTTTGCTTCTGGACTACTTATATCACAAACCGTATATTTTACGTCACCCTTTACTTTTAAATAACCTACATATTGTTCTATCATATTTTTATGATCCTAATTGACAGTCCCTATTTAAGAAAATAGGTCTTTTCCTATCAGCATCGCTGATAGGTCCATAAGTTCCTACAACCCAAGTAGGAGGACTATCTTTAATTACTCTTAATAATGAACCGACCGTTTTTAATTCATCAATATTTTGTAAATCCTTTGTATAATGATTAAATGTTAAAGTTTCTTCATTATCAAGTGTATCAATTTCTTCCAAATCAAGTATTACATCAATTACTTCATCTTCCTGTTTTATTGGTCCAACTTTTTTATCAATATCTCTTAACATCTTTTGCAGATAATCAATTATCCCCATTGTTCTTGCACTTGTAATTATTACATTATAATAAGGTTCTCTGGGATTCAGCATTTTCATAACTACTCTTGTTATAATATAATCTCTGTTTACTCCATAATCACTTGAATTAACTGTTATTCTCATCCCAGAAGTAAGACCTGACTCATAAGTAGTAAAAGAACCCTCTTTTATTGATTCAGAATAATCAAGTATTTCACCTTCTGCCCTTTGTCTTGCCAATTCTTTTGTTTTAATATCTTTATCTATTATTTTATATTCTCTATCTCCATAAACAGAAGTAGAAGCACCGGATTTTGCCTTAACAAGAACAGGAATTAATGGTTGACCTGTTACTTCAATATCGTGTCCTGCTGTTGGAGCTGTATCAAAACGAATAACTTTTTCTTGATAATTCCACAGACAATCGTAACTATCAAAACTATCTATAAAATCTATACCTACTGTTTGGGCCACAGAATTAACCTCAACAGTAGGAGTGGAATCATACCGATAAGGAAGTTTAAAAACCTTTGTAGCTCCATCTCCTTCTCCCACTTTGTCTGTCCTTAAATCTCCTACATATTCACCACCTCTCACATAAATAATATTCTTAATTTGCTTCTGATCTTCAATAATCTCCAAATCTTGCCAAAGTTCTTCTCCCGAATCTGTTATACTGAAAGGAGCTATTTCACCTACATTCTTTTCAAAAAAATGTATATCTTTATTATAATCCACATACCAATCATAACCTATAAGTTCAGCTAATTGCTGAAGACATTTTGAGGGATACTCATAATTAAAAGATATATACTCTAATGTAATTCCGGTAGCAGAAACATTAGTAGTAGTGTATCCAGCAGGCAAATAAGTAGAAACTATTGAATCAATAATGTCTTCCACTAACTGATCCTCGTAAGAATCTGAAACCAGTTTTCCATCCATTTCGTGTGTATAATCTTTCGCTTCAATTTCAAATACTACAATCTTTTTAGCATCAGTATATTTTCTTATCTTTATAATATGCCCAGCAAATATTTTATCATTATAATCGTATAATTCTATTTCATCATTAATTTCAGGAGTAAATGTAATTGATCCGTATTTCTTTACTTTGAATTTTAAAGTGTTTGCTTGGCTTGTTAAATTATCCTCAAGACGAATTGAGTTCCATTCAACATACTGAGTAAAATTCAAATCATCATCTATTCTTTTTATCCAAACTTCTTGAGGATTAGCCATATCTAAAATCTAATATTACTTCTTAATTTTTGAATTATCTTGTCGCCAATTTTTTCAGCTGAATCTTCATCCAAATATACCCCACCATTTATATTGATTACTATTCCACCAGCGCTTTTCCCAACAGGTATAATTGTTTCTCCTCCGTGAACAATAGCAGGAACAGGAGCTCCAACAGGTCCCGGCACAATTCCACCCTCAGCAAAACCTAAAGAACCTGATAATTTCTCCCAAGCAGCTCCAATCACTTTATTTAACCCAAAAGTTGATACAGTAGTAGCAGTTGAGTAAAAACTTCTTAAAGCACTTATTACTTTATTAATATTAGACCACAACTCTTCAAAAAATATTTTCAATGTGTATATTTGCTGTTGCATTGCTTGAACTTCTGGAGCTGTTAAAGAAGATATAAATTCACCACTCCAAGCTTGAGCAAATAATTGAAGACCTTCCTTTCCTTCTGTGATCCACTCTGAAACTTTTTTGAAAGCATCAATGAGAGGTGGCAAAACTACTGTTCCTAAATCTATCATTACATCATTAAATTCATTCTTTAAAAGTTGATATTGTGCCCAAGTTGCCTCTTTTTGCTTATTTACTGCTTCTGTTAATTCATTTGAATCCTCCATCATTTCTTTTAAAGTTTCTTCGTATTTTGGGCCAATATCATTATTTGTAAGAGCTAAAACAGTATTTAATCCTTCAACTCTTCCAATTGCTTTTGCAAGCATTTCTTCATTTCCACCAGTAGCCTCTTTCAATCTTCGGAAAACTTCTACTATATCGCCCGATGTTTCTATTAATTCTCTTCCACTTGAAACCCCAATTTCTGCAAAAAGATCACTCATATCTTTACTTGGTTTAAGTAAAGAAACTAATGCTGATCTAATTTGATTTTGAGCAACAGAAGCTTTCAATCCAGTAGTAGTTAAAGCAGCTGTAGCAGCTTGAAATTGAGCAAAATCCACATTAAGTTCTGCAACAATTGGAGCAACCATACCAAATGATTGAGCTAATTCTGATACCGTTGTTTTACCAGCTTTTACAGTTTGAAATAATATTTTTGCAATTTCATTTGATTCTAATCCTTGAGAAGAAAAAGTATTAAAAGCAGAAGTTAAAAGATCTGTAGCTTCTTCAGTTGTTCCTAAACCAGCCACAGCTAACTCAGCAGATGATTCCAAAACAGACATCGCATCACTTGCACTAATTCCAGCAGAACGAACCTGATAAAGGGCAGAAGTTAAATCCATTGTATCAACAGGAACCCTCTTTGAAATCTCTCTAACTTTCTTTCCCATATCACTCATACTCTCAGTTGTAGTATCAACTAAAGTAGCAACATTTGCCATTGCCTTTTCAAATTCAATTGCACTCTTAACAGATTTAACACCAATTCCAACAGCCATTGCAGCACCAGCAAGAGCAGCTCCTTTTGTTATTTTCGTTACAGCACTTTCAAAATTACCCTGAAACGCTTTCAGTTTTAAAGAAGCTTTATCTTTTAATGTTAAAAGAACTTGAAGTTCTTTTTTGGTTGCCCCTAATCCGTTCATAATTTTGATGATCTAAATTAATTTTTATCCTTACAGCCTCTATAAAATTAATTGGTTGTTTAAGATAAGTGTAATAATCCCAACCCATTGCTTGACAAATCTGAACCATTTCTATTATTGGCGGTGGACTGGATTTTATACCCTTTAAGTAATCAATATATCCTTCAATTAGTTTTTTTTTACTTCCCTAGGAACTCTTATTCCATCAACTTCAGCTTTTATTTTATCATAATCAGAAGATCTCATATTTAATAGGGTTTCCACAATGTTTTCTTTTTTTCCATCAATGCTTACTATTGCCAATTCCATTAATTTCTTTTCCATTTCAATCATAATATCTGCTTTTGAACCTTTTATATCTGAAACTACTCCTTGTTGGATTTCAACAGCATTCAAAAGAACTTTTTGAATTTCCATTTCTTCTCCAGCTGTTAAATAAGTTTTAATTTCAATTTCTTGTTTACTAATTGGAGTTTTGATTTTTTTTGTTTCTCTATCCATAATAACTCATATTTAATTTTTAATAGCCGACCTTTATTAGTATGAAACTTGACTATTAATTAACTGAAATGTGCTCCATAATCTTGCATTGCTCAAATCATAAAGAACATCGTAGTTTATTGTTTGGCTAACAATATCATCTAATTCAAGAGCAGGCTCCCAAGATTCAAAATGAACCTTTGGAAATTGAATATCTAATGTAGGATAAGTGCTTGATCCAATTGCTTTTGAGCTTTCAAGCTTAATTTGTAATGCTTTAACAGAATTATTAAGCATATAGTTTCTCCAAGTTCTATCTTCATAATTTAATTCTATTGAACCAGTAATACGGAATCCTTTTAAAAGAATATCTTCCGGTTCAAGAGTTCCAAGAACTTCATTTCTCTCAACATTTTTCTCAATGTTAAGAGTTATTCTTTTAACACTTATTTGAGAAGCAGCAGCTAAACTACTAACATCATTAGCAACCTTGAAAGTTAAATCACTTGCAGTAAAGCGATGATCAATGTCATAACTTGGTGAAGCTGAATCAATATCTTGATGAACTTTTGATATAAAATTGGCTGTATATTTAACTATCTCTCCAGGAACAATTTCTATTGTTAGAGAGTTAAGCATCGCCAATCTAAATCTTATATCTCCAATCGGATCGTGAACCTGAATAGATAAACTATCGTGTTCATTATCATTTTGAAGAGTATAATCGTGCGTATAGGCACTATCTGTTGGACCGGAAGAATTGACCGTTCCGCATAAAGCCAAGAGAATAAGCCCAAACGAATTGGCATTTATCTCTCCCTCTATGTTTCCTTCAGCCCATTTGCTAGTTAGATAAGCTGTCATAGCAGCATCTGTTATGTTTCCATAACTTCCCCTAACTAAGGATTTCTCTGCTTTGTCATCAAAAGACACAGCAGTTTTGGGTATCCAAAAATCTGGAGAAACTCCACTACCTCGTGTAGTTTCTTTTCCAATACCCACTTCGTATTTACGACCTGTGAATTTGCTCATTTTATTTCTTAATATTCTTTATTTTTTCAGAATACTAAGGATTAATTTATACTGAATGAAATTACGACATTTAATTCTATCTCTGCATAAGCATACCTTTCATTATCGCTTATTTCAGAAATAGTCGGATAACATATTATCATCGTTTCTTGCGAAGATAAAGAATCCTCAATTCCACTTAATTGTTGATCTTCGTCTAAGGCTTCAATAATATCATCTACACAACTTTCAATAGCTCTCCTTGCTTTTTTTAAACCCACTTCCTCAATCTCATAATACAATGAAACAATATATCTGTATATCCTTTTATTTTCTGTTGTTGTTTCAAAATCTGCATCCATTGAAGCTGGTCTGACAACAGCCACCGGATAACCAGTAAATTCCTGTGTAGGGTAATCTTGAACTTCTTGAATACTACTAATTGATTTTAACTTCGTCTTTATTTTATTTTTAATACTTTCAAATCCCATAAATTGATTTCATTATTGCTTTATCAATGGCACTTTTAAATAATCCTTCTATTGATTCAGATGATTGCTGAAGTGCCTTTGTCATAAAAGGACGACCTTTCATATATCTTGTTCCTTCGTGAACATAAATTGCATAATCTGTATGAGGTGCTATCGCTCCTTCATAAGTCCGAATAAAATCAGGACGAATACTTGCTCTCAATCTTCCGGTGTCAACAGGTGTAATCGGCTTTGCTTTTTTTTCAATTAACAAAATTGATTTTCTCATAGCTTTTCCTATTTCTTTATTTAAATCTCTAGGAAGTCTTTTCAATGTCTTTTTAAAATCTTGTAAATCATCTAATTTTACTCTAAATTCCATATTATTTAACTAAAATTATTATTGCTTCTTTGTGAATAAAGTTTCCAATACTTGCTGGAATTGTTATGCCTGCTACTTTATACTCATTTCCATCTTCGTCTTTTAGCATATCACCTTTTTGAATATCAGCATTTTCATTTGTATATAAACGAAAGGTTTTCCCAATCGCACCACCTAACATAGTTGATTTTTCATCATCAACTCTTTGAATATTTCCATATTCAGCAGTAACAGTTGCGTAAGCTGTCTTATCTCCTGAAACTGTTGAAATTCTTCCAACTACTATTTTCTCTGTAAATAAATTAAGTAAAGACATTATACGTGATAAATTCTATATCTATCTAATATATCATAGACCTTTAATCTTCTGCCTATTTTATCTAAATCTTGTAGAGTGACAGAATACTCTCCAAGAGTTTCAGATTTTATATTTCCAGCTATATCTATATTTTTTTCTTCTATTATTCCGGCAACAAGCATTGTGGCAACGTGGCGAATATCATCAGGAACATCAGCAGATCTTCCAAAAGTAGCATATAATTTTACATTTAAGTTTCCTTTTGGAAAATGTCCAATTGGAGCATTTGAAGATTCAAGCACAATTCTATTTTTGTAATCTTTGTTTGCCGGATAAGCGTAATATTCTGTTGATCTATCTATTGTATAATTAACATTTCCGTCTTCATCTAAAATCTCTATCTTTGTAAAAGTAGTAAAATCATCAACCAATATCTCTTTTGAACCATCTCCGTCATATAAACGATATGTATCATTATCAGATTCAAAGGTTGTTCCGGTATAATTATCAATAAAGTTAGTAGCAACTGAAATCCACTCATTGATTTCTTCTTCAAATGAGTCATCTATATTTATCATTAAGAAGTTTTGTATTCTTGATTTTGTTGTATACATATTTTTATGGACAATTGTGTGTTAATTTTGTATAAATTCCTCTTTTCTTTGAATAAATTCCTCTTTTTGGGCAAAAAGGATTAAAAGTAATTGCTCCCGGTGAAGGACTTGGACTAACGCTTGGACTCTCGCTAGGAGATTCGGAAGGGCTTTCAGAAGAACTCTCACTAGGAGATTCAGAAATACTCTCTGCTGGGCTTTCACTGGGTGATTCACTAGCTGAAGCACTCTCACTAGGGGATTCAGAAGAAGATGGCGAAACCGAAGCAGATTCACTGGTAGATTCACTTGGGCTTTCTGAAGAAGAAGGTGAAATGCTAGGACTTTCAGAAACCGATTCGCTTGGGGATTCGGAACTAGAAGGTGAAATACTTGGACTTTCTGAAGCACTTTCTGAAGGACTTTCTGATGAACTAGGCGAGACAGAAGCCGATTCAGAAACACTTTCAGAAGGACTTTCACTTGGGCTTTCAGAAGGCGAAATAGAACTTGAGGGTGAAACACTCGCTGATTCACTTGAAGATTCGGAGGGAGATTCACTTGAACTAGGAGAAATACTTGCTGATTCGCTAGGAGATTCAGAAACACTCTCTGATGGGCTTTCTGAAGGGCTTTCACTTGAAGAAGGACTTATGCTTGCTGATTCACTTGGAGACTCTGAAATGGACTCTGAAGGGCTTTCAGAGGGAGATACTGATGAACTTGGACTTATGCTTGGAGACTCAGATGGGCTTTCTGATACGCTCTCTGAAGCTGACTCTGAAGGACTCTCACTGCTTGAAGGACTTATTGAAGCCGATTCAGATGGGCTTTCTGACACTGATTCTGAAGGACTTTCACTTAGGCTTTCACTGCTTGAAGGACTAACGCTTGGAGATTCACTCTCACTAGGACTTGGGCTTTCGCTGGAAGAAGGTGAAATACTAGCTGATTCTGAAGCAGATTCAGAAGGTGACTCAGAAGGTGAAATACTAGAACTAGGCGACAAAGAAGCAGATTCAGAAGGAGATTCACTAACTGATTCACTAGGACTTTCGCTTGGTGAAACCGAACTTGAGGGAGACTGACTAGCACTCTCACTTGGACTTTCAGATGGACTTTCAGAGCTTGAAGGAGAAACACTAGGCGATTCACTAACTGATTCAGATGGGCTTTCTGACACACTTTCACTGGGTGATTCAGAAGAACTAGGTGATATTGATGCACTTTCACTTGGGGATTCACTTGGGCTTACTGATGAGCTCTCTTCCTCACTTGGTGTATAGGTGGCGTAGATGGAGTGTTTATGGTCTCTTATATAATCCCATCCTATTGTATCTGGAAACCCACCTTCCCAAGTAGTATCATCATCATCTTTACCCAAACTCGCTCCACTATCATAAGCTAACAAACCATAACCAGAATCAGTCATCATTGAAATCCAATAGTCAACCGCTAAGTAAGTTGGGTTTGTTGGGTGGTTTAACTCATATAGAGTCATCGTACTTCCGCCAGTAGATGTGCCTTCGTTAGTTACGCTGTTAGAAACCTTGCCATCATCACTATCTTTATATACACAAGCTTTTAATTTTTTATTAGTATTACCATAACTTTCACTAAAATAAAAAGAAATTTTACTTCCAGTTCCAGCAGCTCCTGTAGCTTTAGAACCAACGGTGTGGCCATTATAGGGGTGAGAACAAGTTGAACTACCTTCTGTTGTGTATCCAAAAGTTAATCCAGCAACGTGTCGGATAGGATAGATTGCATTGTCTAAAAAATCTTGAGGAATTAACACACGAAGTTTTTTGTTTTCAATGTCTATTCCTATCTTTCCATAGGTTTTCCACCCATTAGAATCAATTATCAAAGGTCTGTAAATGGAAAATGCCTTCCCTGCCCGATAATTCTGACCACCTAATTTTGAAAAATTACCGCTTTTGCTTTCGTGATATACAGCATAAGAGCCAACTACATTTTCAGGTCTATAATATCCGTTATCTAATTCAGATTGAGTTAAAGCTGGCTGATAATAAAACTTTAATCCTTTGGTTTCTATACTTAATTCAATTTTGTTAGAAGAAGGTTTTTCGTTAAGAATAATCTCAAACTCGTATCCTTCTACCTCTCTTTTCTCTTCCCAATCAATATCAGTTCGTTGTGCTTTTTTAATCCAATTCTCATTTGATAAAATGGTTTCTAATTCGGTTAATCGCTGATTTTCTTCTAATGTAAAAGAACTTTCTTGTTTTT